CGCAAGTGATCTGGACCGGCCGCGACAATCTGGAAGGCGAGCAAGACCCGGACAGCGCGCGATACTGCTGCGAACACTGCGGCAGCCTGTGGGACGACGGCCAGCGGGTAATGGCCATTCGCACGGCCGAAGCCAAGGGCTGGGGCTGGAAGGCTTCGAAGCCGTTCAAGGGCCACGCATCATTCCACGCGCCCGAAATACTTTCGACGTTCCGCAAGCTGCGCGATATCGTCCAGTCCTACCTGGACAAGCTGGCCGCTGGTGATTTGCAGTCTTTCGTGAACGTTTCCCTGGGTGAAACTTTCGAAGAAACAGCCGAACAGGCAGACCCGGATTCACTCTATGCACGCCGCGACGTGTACGCGGCCACGGTGCCGATGCACGGCCTTTACCTTACCGCAGGCGTGGACATGCAAACCGACCGCCTGGAAGTCGAAATCGTGGCTTGGGGGCTGTTCGAACGCTCATGGTCTGTCGCGTATCGCGTGCTTTATGGGGACCCATTAGCGGGCGACGTGTGGAACGACCTGGACGACCTTCTGGCCGAAGAATTCCAGCACGAAAGCGGCGCCATGCTGTCCATCCAGGCCACCACCGTGGACACGGGCGGCACGACGGGTTACACGCAGGCCGCCTATGAATACATTCGCACCCGCCGCGCCCGCAAGATATTCGCTATCAAGGGTATAGCAGGCTGGGGCCGGGCCATTGTCGAGAAGCCGCAGCGCAAGCAATCGGGCAAGCACAGCCGAAAAGTGGATTTGTACCAGGTTGGCGTGGACGAAGCCAAGCTGGTGGTAATGCGGCGACTCGCCATGAAGCGCGACGGGCCGGGTTTTTGCCACTTTCCGGCCGACGAAGACCACGGGGAAGACTATTTCAAGCAATTAACCGCGGAAAAGCTGAAAACCCGCTTCGTTCGGGGCTTTCCGGTGCGCGAGTGGCATAAGGGCGACAAGGTGCGAAACGAGGCATTGGACTGCCGCGTGTACGCCTTGGCAGCCCTAAAAATCATGAATCCGTCGATGCGCCAGCTTGCAAAACGGCTGATTTTGGACCCGGAAACGCGCGCTTGGACGCCTGAAACGGTAAGCCCGGACGAAATCACGCCCGCACCCGCGCCAGCCCTTCAAAAGCCTCAGCCCAAGCCCATTCCAGCGCCAGAAAACCCCCACGTGGCCACCAAAGCCACGCCAAAGGAAACTAAGCCCATTAAACGGGCGAAATCTTTATCCGCAGGCCGACGCCGTGGGGGATTCGCCACCAACTGGTGACGCATGCAAGGCCATTTCCCTAACAGCATCCGCGCAGGCGTGACGTTTTCGCGTACGGTGCGGCTGAATGAGTACGAGGCGCCCACATGGGCGCTTAACGTGCTGCTGCGCGGGCCGAAGGCGATTGATTTCGCGAGCCAGCCCGATGGCGCCGACCATCTTTTACTGGTGGACGCGGCCACGACGACGGGCTGGCCTGCCGGTGAATACCTGTTTTCGGTTCGGGCCGTGTCGAGCGGCACTGTGCTGGAAATCGAATCCGGGCAGGTGACGATTCAAGCCGACATCGCATCCCTGGCTGACGGAACGGACACCCGCGTACACGCCCAGCGCTCGCTTGACGCTATCGAAGCCGTCCTGGAAAAGCGCGCGTCGCAGGATCAAATGCGCTACACGATCAATAACCGCGAGTTGTGGCGCACGCCTATCGCGGACCTTCTGGCACTTCGCAAGTATTACAAAGCCGAAGTGCGCCGCCTGAAGGCTGCCCAGCGCGGCAACCTGTTCGGCGCCCAGGTAAGGGTTTCTCTCTGATGGCACTTTTCGATTTCATCCGCTCGCGCGGGCTGATGCCGCCCAAGCAGGCAGCGACCACGCGCGACGTTCCGCAATCGCGCATTTCGCGCGCCGCTCGCGTGGCTGGCCAGGCCATCCGATCCGCTTTCCAGTTCAATGCGGCGGGCTTTGATCGTTTAAACGAGTCGTGGACAGCCACCGCGCTGCCTGCTGACTGGATCATTACCCGCAACTATCGCCCGCTGGTCGCACGCTCGCGCGAACAGGCGATGAACAACGACTATGCGCGGGCCTTCCTGCGCATGTGCGCCCAAAACATCGTTGGGCCGAAAGGCATCCTGATGAAAGCCGCTTTCAAGAAAGCGGACGGCACGCACGACGCGGACGTGAATCGAGCGCTGAAGGATGCATGGGAAAAGTGGTGCCACAAAAACACGGCCGACGTGGCGGGCAAAAAGTCATGGCGCGCAGTCCAGCGCTTGCTGGTGAAAAGCGCAGCGCAAGACGGCGAATTTTTCCTGCGCATTGTGACCGGCAAGGATGCTGGCCCGTGGGGCTTCTCGGTTCAGGTTATCGACCCGCTGCGGGTGCCGATTGACTATAACGTGGACCGCTACAACGGCCGCAATTTCATCCGCCACGGCATCGAATTTAACCGTTTCGGCCGTCCGGTGAATTATCACCTTTCGACCGTCGATGATGGCGAAGCCGAATATGAGTATGCGGGAATCGGCTATGTGACCGTGCCAGCCGAAGAAATGGTGCATGGCTTTCAAGAAGACCTAGTGGGCCAGAAACGCGGCCTGCCGTGGATGGCCACCGCACTATTCCGCATGCGGAACATGGGCGCTTTCGAAGACGCGGCAATCGTAAATGCGCGTGTTGGCGCGTCAAAAATGGGCTTCGTCCAATGGCGCGACGGCGAGGCGCCCGAATTCGATGAAGGCGAGGAACCCGGCCTGCAAATCGACGCGGAACCGGGCACTTTCCCCGTGTTGCCCGAAGGCGCAGAGCTAAAAGAGTGGTTGCCGCAATACCCCAGCGGCGAATTCCTGCCCGTCTTTAAAACGCTGCTGCGCGGCGCCAGTGCGGGCTTTGGCGTGTCGTACAACAACCTTGCGAGCGACCTGGAAGGCGTTAATTTTTCCAGCATCCGCCAGGGCACGCTGGACGAACGCGAACACTGGAAAGAGTTGCAGGAATGGCTTATCGAAAGCGCCGTGCAGCCCGTGCAGGAAGCCTGGCTGCGCTATTCGCTGCTGAAGGGCCGAATCAAGGTTAAAGGAAAGCCGCTTTCGCCTGCGCTGCTGGACGAATTGCAGGATTCGATTAGCTGGCAGCCGCGCCGCTGGCAGTGGATCGACCCGACAGCCGACGTCAACGCGGCCGTGGAGTCGAAAAACAACCTGCTTACCAGCGCCGGGCGAATCATCCGCGAGTGGGGCGGCGACCCGGACGAAGTTTTCGCGGACATTGCGGCCGACATTAAGGCGATGCAGGCCGCAGGGATCGACGAAAAATACATTTTGGCGTCCATGGGCGAAGCATTAGTGCCGCCACCCGTGGCCAGCGAAGGTTCGCACCCGAACAGTTAAGACACTATGCCGACGACGACAAAAAACCAGGTTTCTATCCGCGACATGAACAGCAAGGGCACGCTTTGGCGTGCCGCTGAAGTCGGCGCCATCGACGTGGAAGCGCGCACCGTCGAACTGGCGTTTAGTTCGGAAATCGAAGTGCCGCGCTGGTGGGGTATCGAAGTCCTTTCGCACGCCGAAGGGGCGGCCGACCTGTCGCGCCTGAATAACGGCGGCGCCTTGCTGATGGACCACGACCGCACCGACCAGGTGGGCGTGATCGAGTCGGCGCGCATCGACACCGACAAGCGCGGCCGCGCCGTCGTCCGCTTCGGGCGCGGCGAGCGGGCCAGCGAAGTGTTCCAGGACGTTATCGACCGAATCCGCCAGCACGTTTCTGTGGGCTATGCCATCCAGGAAGCCACGCTTACGGAAATGCGCGAAGACGGCGACGTGTACACGGTCACGTCCTGGCTGCCGGTTGAAATTTCGTTCGTAAGCATTCCGGCCGACGACACCGTGGGCGTGGGGCGCGCAGCAGAAAACCCCCACGTGGAACAGCCAGCAGCCACGCCGGAAAATCACAACGCGCCCGAAAAGGGCAATGAAGAACCAAAGATAACCACTCAAGGAAACCGAAACATGCCGGACCCGATCCAGGAACCGCAAAACATCGACGCCGACGCACAGCGCCGCGCCGGTGCCGATGCCGAGCGCGCCCGCGTTCGGGAAATCGTGGCAGCAGGCAGCCAGTATGGCGCCGACGAATTGGCACGTGAATTCGTGTCGAGCGGCAAGAGCATGGACGAATTTCGCACCGCTCTGCTGGAACACGTCGAACAGCGCCATTCGCGCCCGCTGACCGAACAGACCATGGACGCGTCCACGGGCCTGTCGGCAGAAGACGCGCGCAAGTTCAGTTTCATGAAGGCGATTCGCGCACTGGCGAATCCGACCGACCGCAAGGCGCAGAAGGAAGCCGGTTTCGAAATCGAAGCTGGCCGCGCTGCCGCAGAGCGGATGGGCAAGGAAGCGCAGGGCATCATGGTGCCGCCCGAAGTGCTGGGCCGCGCGCTGATCGAGTCGCGTTCGTTCAACGCAGGCCAGAACGGCCAAACCGGCAACGGTTCGACGGGCGGCGCATCCATCGCCACCGAACTGATGGCAAGCGCGTTTATCGACCTGCTGCGCAATTCCACGACCATCATGCAATTGGGTCGCCCGATTGGCGGCCTGGTCGGAAACGTCGATATCCCGCGCAAAACGGCACGCTCGCAAGGCTACTGGATTGGCGAAGGCGACGACGCGCCCGAAGGCGAAATGGACCTGGGCCAGATCGCGCTTTCTCCGAAGACGGTTGCAGCCTATTCGGACATTACGCGACGCCTCATGATGCAGTCCAGCCTTGACGTGGAAGCGCTGGTGCGTGCTGACCTGGCCGAAGCGCTGGGCCTGGCGATCGACTTGGCGGGTTACTACGGTTCGGGTTCGGCGCACCAGCCGAAGGGCATCGCGAATTACACGGGCATCGCTGCCGTGGATTTCGCAGGCGTATATCCGTCGTATGTCGAAGCGGTGGCCATGGAAACGGCGATTGCATCGAAAAACGCGGCTGTCGCAAACATGGCTTATGTCGTGGACGCGCAAACCAAGGGCGCTGCGAAGACCACGCAGAAATTCCCTGGCACGCCGACCGGCGCAACCCTGTGGGAACAGGGCGACACCATGAACGGCTACCAGACGCGGGTAACGAACCAGCTTACGGCCGGTGACGTGTTTTTCGGCAACTTCGCTGACCTGATTATCGCCATGTGGGGCGGCCTGGACCTGACGGTGGACACCATGAGTCTGTCGAAGTCGGGCGGCACTCGCATCGTGGTTTTCCAGGACGTCGATTTCGCACTGCGCCGCGTCGAATCGTTCGCGCTGGGCCGCAAGCCCGGAGCGTAAGTTTTGAGGCAGTGAGCGGCATAGGCTGCCGCCGCTGAGACACGAAACGGGCAGCGAAGCGCTGCCCGTTTTCACATCAACATGAGGAAATGAAAGTGGCTTTCGAGCGTGGCGAAGTGCTTAGAGTGGTGAAGCCGTTTTTTGTGGACGGCGAAATGGTTATGCCGGGCGACCGCGTGGAAGTGCTGCGCGTGGACGCGCTGAGTCTCAAAGCGCGCCGCATGGCCGTTCCTGACGACGACCAGCGGGCCGCGAAGCCGTCCGCGAAGGCCAAGGCAGCCTGATGCCAGCGCATCCCGCCTGGGACGGTCTGGACGACTTTCTGGACCCGGATGATTTTGCCAGCGTGGCAACCATCACGCTTGCCAGTGGCGTCGTGTTGCAGCCCGTGGCTGGCGTCCTGGATGAACCGGGGGTGACGATTGCCGCAGGCCAAACGGAAATGGACAGCACACGCCCCATTTTCACGTGCAAGTTTGCCGACGTGGCCGCCGTGAAGCGCGGCGACGCCGTGGTGATCGAGGCGAAAAATTACGAGGCGCACAAAAAGCCTCACCAGCTTGGCGACGGCATGGCGCTGCTGTTCCTGGAACCATCGCTGTGATTGAAATAGCGATTGATGAACATAGCCTGGACGCTATCGAAGCCTTCCTGGCGGCGACGCCTGCGCAGGTGAACAAGGCGATGGCATCGACGCTTACGAAAATGGCGCGCTGGCTTACGGCGCGATCCATCAAGGCGCTGGCCAAGGAACTGAAGCTGCCGCCGAAGGAAGTAAAGCGACGGCTGCGCACGTTCCGCCTGTCGCGCGTGGCTGGCGGCAAGGGCGTGCGGGTGTGGTACGGGCTGGACCCTATGGGAATGATCCACCTTAATGCAAAGGAAGACCGAGGCATAGGCGGGGGCGTGGCGGCCTATGGTGACAGGTTCGTGTCTGACGCCTTCATAGCGAAGGGCCGCGCTGGCAACGGTGGCACGGCCGCATCTAACCGGCAAGTGTTCAAACGCGTAGGCAAGTCGCGGCTGCCGATCAAAAAAGTAACGGTAGAGCTTGGCGACCCGGCGCAAACCTACATCGAAGACCATATCTTAGGCGGCCTGCCCTTCACGGCGCAGTTTTTTAAAACCTTCGAACACGAACTGAAATGGCGCCAGCGCTCCCAATAGTCCAGGTTTCAGGCGTGAAAGACGCCATTGTGGCTGCCATCGCGGCCACCTTTCCAGATTTCAAGCTGATTGCGTTCGACCGCGAGGAAACCGACCGCGACGAGCTGGACGCGGACGATTTGCCCGGCGTGCTGCTGGACCTGTCCGAATTTGAGGAAGAACCGGACTGCGACCGCGCGAACGGCCTTATCCCGTTGCGGGCGCGCTTCGAAGCGCGGGTGATAGTCGGCTACAAGACGGCCCGCGCGAAGACCGCAGCGCAGGCGGCAGCCGCCACCATGGCCGCATGGCTGCGCCTGAAACGGTTCAATTCAGCATCCTGCTGGACGGAACCGGCGCACGTGATCGGCGCCTATCGAGACGAGTTCCACCCGATGGCCGACAGGTATGTGGTATGGCGCATCGAGTGGGCGCAGGTGATCCAGTTCGGAACGGATATATACGCCGACGACGCGGGCGTGGCGGGCAGCCCGACATACAGCTTTGCGCCTGATATCGGGTTTGGCCACGAAGCCGATTACAAGCCGCTTCTGCCGCAGGTGGGCGCGATATGAGTGCGCAGGAAATCGGAGAATTGCAGCGCATCGTTTCCCAGCTAATCCGCATTGGCACTGTGGTGCAAATCGTGGACGGGACCGACACGGCAATCGTGGAAATCGGCGGGGTGCAGTCCGATCCGATTCAGTGGGGCGTGCATCGAGCCGGGCCGGATGCGGAATGGTGGGCGCCTGAACCGGGCGAACAGGTGGTGATTTTCACGCCTTACGGCGACGTGGCGCAGGCCATCATTCTGTTTTCGCTGTACCAGGACAGGTTCGCAGCGCCCGCGCTGGACCCGGCAATAAGGCGCACCACGTATGCGGACGGCACGGTGGTGCAGCACGACCGCAGCGCGAAGGCGTACAGCATCAACGTGCCAGCGGGCGGCAGCCTGTCGCTTACCTGCGGCAGCACGTCGCTGGTGCTGGTGGACGGCAAGGCGACGCTTACCGCGCAGCAGTTCGAACACGTGGGCGACG